CAGTCCATGGTTTGGATGCTGAACAAGAATTAGCAAACATTCTTTCTACAGAAATCTTAGCTGAAATTAACCGTGAAGTTGTTCGTACTATCAACTTGACAGCTACAGTTGGCGCACAAGAAAATGTGACTACTGCTGGAACTTTCAATCTTGATGTGGACGCAAATGGTCGTTGGTCTGTTGAGAAATTCAAAGGCTTGATGTTCCAATTGGAGCGTGAATCCAATGCGATTGCTAAAGCAACTCGTAGAGGTAAAGGCAATGTTATGATCTGTTCTTCAGATGTAGCATCTGCATTGCAAATGGCTGGTGTTCTTGATTACACTCCAGCACTTGCCGCTAACAACTTGCAAGTTGATGACACCGGTAACACATTCGCTGGTGTATTGAATGGTCGTATCAAGGTTTACATCGATCCATATTTTGCCGCAACAACTGGTATACATTACGCAACAATCGGCTACAAAGGCACTTCAGCTTTTGACGCTGGCTTGTTCTATTGCCCATATGTTCCATTGCAAATGGTTCGTGCAGTTGGTCAAGATACATTCCAACCAAAGATCGGCTTCAAGACTCGTTACGGTATGGTTGCAAACCCATTCGCAACATCAGCCGCTGACGGTGCATTAGCATTCGCTAACAAGAACATCTACTATCGTAGAATCGCAATTACGAACTTGATGTAATTGATTAAGCCGAGACACATCGGTATTGAAAAGAGGACCTTAGGGTCCTCTTTTTTTGTCTATGATAAATAGAAGACAAGAGGAGAAGTCATGGCTACATTTTCAATACCACCATCAAATAGAAGTTTTCTTTCCAATAACAAATTTGAATTTGTTTTGAAGAGAATTCCCAACTTTGCATTTTTTGTTCAAAGCGTTAACTTGCCTAGTCTGACATTACAATCGACTAGCATTAATACGCCATTTACTGCTGTAAGTCTTCCAGGCAATCAAATTGTATTCAATCAACTGTCGTTAACTTTTATAGTAGACGAAGACATGCAATCATGGTATGAACTGTACAATTGGATTTACCAATTAGGCAATCCAAACTCATTTGATAAAACTGGAACTTTGACAGGCGAACCAGGAATGGAAGATAATACATATTCAGATGCGACATTATTCATAAAGACAAATTCGAACAATCCTAACATGCAAATTCAATTCTATGATGTGTATCCTACAGAACTAGGTGAGATGACTTTTTCTAGCACAGAAGGACAGGAGTTTATAACATCATCCGTAGTGTTTAACTATACATCGTATGACGCAACAAAGATTTGACAAATTGCCCAAGATGTGATATAATTACTGAGAAAGACTATTGATATGAGGATAAACTATGACATTGGATCAGATTATGGAAGAGTGGAGAATCGATGCATCTATCGACTCTACAGAACTTGGAATTGCATCTCTTAAAATACCAGAGTTGCACAGTAAATATTTAAAAACATATTTTGATGAAAGACGCAAACTCAAAGCACTTGAGTTTCAGAGTAAAGATTTGTCTCTTAAAAAGTACGAATATTACAACGGAAAACTTTCACAAGAAGAACTTGACGAACTCAATTGGGAGCCTTTCGTTAAACGGCTAATGAAAAATGAAATTGACATGTACATTGATTCTGATAAAGATATCATAGGCAACAACATGCGTATTGTCAATCAAAAAGAAAAGTTAGGATTTTTAGAAGAAGTACTTAAAAATCTTAATCAAAGAAATTTTCAAATTCGCAATGCTATAGAATGGAAGAAGTTTACTCAAGGTGTACAATAAACTCTACATATCAAAGGTTAATGAAGTCTACGCACATGTGAAATGTGAAAACTCTGATGCAATGGAGTTAAACGAATATTTCACATTCTATGTGCCTGGATATAAATTCATGCCTGCGTTCAGAAATAAAGTCTGGGATGGAAAGATACGCCTATTCAATTCACAGAATAGACAAATCTATTATGGGCTGTTGCCTCATCTAGAGAAATTTGCTAAAGAGCGTGACTATAAAATTGAGTTCGATGACTCGGTAGAAACCTATGATGAATTCTCTATTGCAGATGCAAAAGAATTTATTGATACATTGGGCATACCATTTGAAGTTAGAGACTATCAGATGGAAGCGTTTCTACATGCAATTCGCAGTCGCAGAAATCTTTTAGTTTCTCCTACCGCATCAGGCAAATCTCTCATCATATACCTTATCGCACGATGGTTGAACTGTAAGACTTTAATCATCGTTCCTACAATCTCACTTGTTGCACAGTTATATAAAGATTTTGAAGATTACGGATTTGAGAGTGATAAATACATTCATCAGATCATGTCTGGTGCGTCAAAGCATTCAGACTGTCCAATCGTCATATCCACATGGCAGTCAATTTACAAGATGCCTAAAGAGTGGTTCGCAGAATACGATTTAGTAATAGGAGATGAAGCACATTTATTTAAAGCAAAATCATTGATATCAATATTGACAAACTTAACTGATTGTAAATATCGTTTTGGCTTGACTGGAACTTTAGATGGAACTCAAACGCATAGACTAGTCTTAGAAGGGCTGTTCGGTAAAGTCAAACAGATTACAACAACTAAAGAGTTAATTGATTCAGGTAGACTTGCTAAGTTTAAAATCAAAGCACTTGTACTTAAACATGATGAAGAATCATGTAAGTTAGGTAAGACTTTTAAATATCAAGATGAAATCAACTACATCATAAGTAAACAATCTAGAAATAGATTTATAAGAAATCTTACGATGGGGCTAGAAGGTAACACACTTTTACTTTACCAATTTGTTGACAAACATGGTAAAATACTGTATAATATGATTAAAGACGCAGTAGAAGATTCTAGACCTGTATTCTTTATTCATGGCGCAGTAGGTGTAGATGATAGAGAAGAAGTTAGAAGAATTACTGAAGGAGAAAAAAATGCAATCATTGTCGCATCGTATGGAACATTTTCTACAGGAATTAACATTAGAAATTTGCATAATGTTATTTTTGCATCGCCTAGTAAGAGTAAAATCAGAACCTTACAGTCGATAGGAAGAGGATTGCGCTTAGGCAACAATAAGACGGAAGCAATTTTATTTGATATATCTGATGACTTAACTTATAAGAGTAGAAAGAATTTTACACTTGACCATTTCATTGAACGAATGAAAATATATAACGAAGAAAAGTTTGAGTATAAAATTTACACAATAAATTTAAAGGAATCTTAATGATATGTAAAATAGTGAAACTATCAAATGGAGATACCGTAATAGGCTCCATTACAGAAGAGACTAAAGTTTATATAGAAATACATAGACCAATGAGGGTTGTCGTTACTCCAAAAACAATGAATGGAGTTGCTAATGTATTTCAATTGTCTATGATGAAATGGGATCCATTAATGAATTACAATATACCAGCTAGAGTGTTTAAGCATTCTATCGTATCTGTATCTGAACCAACTTTAGATGTTGGAGATTCGTATGTTGAGTTGTATGAGCATATGGAAAAGAATGGAGAAGCAAATTCAATCGATCTTGAAGATGAAATTGAATTGGAAGAAGACTCTCCATCTGAAGACTCTATTATATGTGTAGCTAACACACTAACAATACATTAATATTCATTTGATCGCTCACACAGCAATAATATCACACTAGCAAGCATTTGTCAATAAAAACTGAGGTAAAAACCAACATGACTACAATACCCGCCACTAAGCAAAAACACTATGTTAATAATGAACACTTCTGCGAGAAGATGGTCACATTCCGTGCGGCTGTTAAAGAAGCCAAAGAATCTGGTGCCGAACGCCCAAGAGTGCCAGAGTACATAGGCGAATGTCTTTTTAAGATAGCAACGCACTTGGCACGAAAACCAAACTTTGCAAACTATACCTTTAAAGAAGATATGGTGTCTGATGGTGTTGAAAACTGTTTACTGTACATTGATAACTTTGACCCCGAGAAGTCTAAGAATCCATTTGCATACTTTACCCAAATCATCTACTACGCATTCTTACGAAGAATTCAAAAAGAGAAAAAACATCTATACATCAAATACAAGAGCATGGAGAATGCAGTCATCAATTCGTTGATTGAAAACACTGGTGAAGAATATGTGTCTGGACATTTGAATGGTGCGATGCATGATTCTTATAGTGAAGAATTCATTAGCGATTTTATCAATACCTTTGAAGAAAATAAGGTAAAGAAGATAGCAAACGCTAAGCCTAGAAAGAAAAAAGTAGAGACGGTATTTGATAGTTTTTTGGAGAAAGATAATGCAGACGCCCATTCCAGTACAACTTGACCAATGGTTAAAATTAGCTAACAATAAAAAAGCACCGCAAGATTTAAGGCAAACTGCTATCTTGCATTTAAAGGTTATTCGTGATATAATCGATGACTCGCTAGGCGATTCAACGAAGAGGCAAGGACAGAAGAAATATGAGAGTGTGTTTATTAGGTGATACCCATTTTGGCGTTAGGAATGATTCAAAAACTTTCCATGCTTACTATGAAAAATTCTATGATGAAGTTTTCTTTCCGGAACTTGAACGCCGTGGCATTCGCACGATCATACAATTAGGAGACTTATTCGACAGAAGGAAGTACATAAACTTTCTGTCTCTGATGGAAAGCAGACGATATTTTTTCGATAGATGCGTAGAACAAAATATCACACTACATGCATTGATTGGCAATCACGATATCTTTTGGAAAGAAAGCCTTGATGTTAATTCTCCAGACTTGCTGTTGAGAGACTATCACAACATTCGCACATGGAAAGAACATGGTACTTTAGAACTTGATGGCATCAAGATTGATATGATACCATGGATTTGTAAAAGCAATGAAGACGCAATCTTTGAGTTTGTAAAAAACAGCACTTCACCTATCTGTATGGGGCATTTTGAACTTGCTGGCTTTCCGTTGTCTAGAGGTGTAGATAGCCATGACGGGCTTGACTTTAAGTTTCTAAACAACTATAATCAAGTATACAGCGGACACTATCATACCAGATCAGAGCATGACAACATCATGTACCTTGGTACGCCATATGAATTGTTCTGGTCGGACTATAGAGACCAAAAAGTGTTTGGTGTATTAGATACGGAAACTATGAAGTTTGAGGCTATTAATAATCCACATCGAATGTTTCATAAAATAAATTATGATGACGCACAGTTGACGATGGAACAAATTAAGACGATAGATTATACACAATATGCAAATTCATATGTGAAGGTTGTTGTCTTGAATAAACAAGATCCATATCTATTTGAAAAACTTGTTGATGAGATATATAAAGTATCACCTATTGATGTTTCTATTGTAGAAGATTTTACAGAACTTTCTATGGAAGAAAATGAAGAAGACATTGTGAATCAAGCGGAAGATACAATGACGATCTTATCAAAATTCATCGATGGGCAAAATTTAAATATTACAGACCCAAATAAATTAAAAACTCTAATGCGTGAACTTTATGTTGAGGCACTATCCACAGAAAACATTGAATGATAATTTTTCGTAATTTAAGATGGAAGAACTTTCTATCTACAGGTAACTTTTTTACTGAACTGAACTTAGACAAAAATTCAACAACTCTAATAGTTGGATCAAACGGTTCTGGTAAATCTACAATGCTTGATGCATTGTGCTTTGTGCTGTTTGGAAAACCATTCCGTAACATCAACAAAGGTCAACTTGTCAACACCATCAATCAAAAAGACTGCATTGTAGAAATTGAATTTGATGCAGGTAACAAATCGTATAAGATTGTGCGTGGTATCAAACCTAATGTATTTGAGATTTACTGCAATGGGCATCTAGTCAATCAAGATGCCGCAGTCAAAGACTATCAAGAACATCTAGAGAAATTCATTCTCAAACTCAATTACAAATCATTTACACAAATCGTTTTGTTGGGGTCAACTTCATTTACTCCATTCATGCAATTGTCTGCATCCGATAGACGATCTATCATTGAAGACTTGTTAGACATACAAATATTCTCACGCATGAATGGCGTGCTTAAAGATAAATTCTTAGTGCTTAAAGAAAATCATTCACAGGCAAAGTATGCTGTAGATTTTAAGAGTGAAAAGATTCAATACCAAATTCAATTTATCGATAGCTTAAAGAAGGACAACGAAACAAAGATTGCCTTACAAGAACAACAGATAGCAGATTCTAAACAGAAGGTTACAGAAAGTGAAACCAAATGTGCAGAGATTGAATCTGCCATAAATGAACTGAGACAACAAATTGTAGATGAACTCACAGTTAAAAAGAAAATTGTTAAGTACGATGGCATTAGATCGAATCTAACGAAGACTGTAGCTAAAGTTGAAAGCGATATCAAGTTTTATCATAACACAGATGAATGCCCTACATGCAGACAAGGCATCGATAGTAACTTTAAAGACACTATCATAAGCGAACGACATAAAAAACTTATTGAAGTTGAAGGTGCAATTCAAAAACTCAATACAGAATACGATACCCTTTCTCTGAGGGCACAAGAGATTGAAACTTTGCTTGAGACTGTTCAACAAGAAAATTCTAAGTTAACAGCAGAACAAAGTGAGATTGTTGCAACTAAGAGATATATAAAAAATATTGAACAAGAAATTGAACGATTGGGTAGTGCAAAGGACGATCTAAAAACTGAAACTGATAAGCTTAACGCATTGAACTCTGAAATGGCTGATCTTGAATTGAATATCAAAACGATTTCAGAAGAAAGATTGTACTACGAAGTTGCAACGACTCTATTGAAAGACACGGGCATCAAGACTAAAATCATTAGACAATATATACCAGTAATCAATAAACTTGTTAACAAGTATCTTGCGGCACTTGATTTTTTTGTGAACTTCAATTTAGATGAATCTTTCAAAGAGACAATTAAATCTCGCCATCGTGATGATTTTACTTATGCATCATTTAGCGAAGGTGAGAAGCAACGCATCGACATGGCATTGATGTTAACATGGAGAGCAGTTGCAAAATTGAAGAATTCATCGAATACAAACATTCTGATACTGGATGAAATTTTTGATTCATCGTTAGATACAAATGGAACAGAAGACTTGATGAAGATTTTAAATATGCTTGATGGATCTAATCTGTTTGTGATATCACACAAAGGCGACATTCTGCAAGACAAATTTGCTAATGTGATTAGGTTTGAGAAAGTAAATAATTTTTCTAGGATAACAAAATGATTGAATTGAATTTAGTGGAAGAAAATTCTCCAGTACTCCTGAGTGAATGCAAAGAGTTTGATTTTAAAAATCCACCATTTGACCCAAAAGAATTTGCAAAGAGTTTGCATGTCTTGATGGTTAAGAATGATGGACTTGGACTCTCCGCAAACCAAACTGGACATTCATACAAAGTCTTTACGATAAGAACAAAAGACGATGAAGTGTTTGCTCTATTCAATCCAAAAGTGGTAGATACTTCTAAGAATGAAATACCCATGAAAGAAGGATGCCTAAGTTTCCCTCTATTGTATTTGAATGTCAAACGCCCTAATGCAGTACGCATTCGTTATCAGGATCAAGATGGTGAAGTACATACTGAAAAATTCATTGGCATGACTGCTAGAATTGTTCTCCATGAATACGATCATATGAATGGTAAAGTGTTTACCACCAAAGCATCTACATACGAAACACAAAGAGCATTGCGTAAGAGAATGATACTCAAGCGCAGAGTTAAGAAGTAACTGTT